TCTGATGACGTATACGTTGTGCGTGGAATTTACAATGTGCAAGATGCGGACTTCAACCTGTCGCAGTTTGGTATGTTCTTACAGAACGACACGTTGTTTTTGACTGTGCATTTGAATGACATAGTTGAAAGGATTGGCAGGAAACCAATGAGTGGTGATGTGATAGAATTTCCACACTTGAAAGAAGACTACAGTCTAGACGAATCAATACCGATCGCCTTGAAAAGATATTACGTGGTGGAAGATGTCAACAGGGCCGCGGAAGGATTCTCACAGACATACTGGCCACATCTATTAAGATTAAAAATGAAGACACTGGTTGACGCACAGGAATTCAGAGATGTTATCGGAGATGCAACTACCGAAGGATCAGTTGCAAACTACATGAGCACCTACAACAGGGAAAAAACTATTAATGATCAGGTTGTGTTGCAGGCAGAACAGGACGCACCTAAGGCAGGCTTTAACTACAAACAATACTATGTTGCACCAATCGACGAGAGGGGTAACATAAGGACAGACAATGTTAACACCGAAGAAGACAGGGCGAGCAGTGATCAGACCGTGAACGCCGTGATTGATTCGCCCGCAAGTTCACACTATGGCTTCTATCTGGACGGCGACGGTGTTGCACCTAATGGATATCCTGCAGGGTTTGGTATAACTTTTCCTACATCAGGCGTTGACAAAGGAGACTATTTTTTAAGAACAGATTATCTACCTAATAGATTGTTCCGATACGACGGAAACAGATGGGTAAAGGTTGAGGATTCAGTAAGGATCACAACTACGAATAATGATTCAAGGGCAAATTATAAAACAGGATTTGTGAACAACAGCACTAGTTCTAGTATAAACGGTTTGACAGTTGAGCAAAGACAGGCACTGACAAATGCATTGAAACCAAAGGCTGACAATTAATGTTACATTTTTACGAAGGACAGGTTAGGAAATTTCTCACTCAATTCATCAGAATTTTAAGTAATTTTTCTGTTGAGACAGGTAAAACAAGCGACGGATCAATTAGTTTAAGGGCGGTGCCCGTTGTTTATGGAGATCCCACTAGGCAGGTGGCAAACATAATTAGAAACAACAGTGAGAATGCACTTAACTATGCTCCAAAGATCGCCTGTTATGTAAGGGAATTAAATTATGACAGGGAGAGGATGCAAAACCCTTATCACATCGAAAAACAACATCTAAAGGAAAGAAGTTTTGACGAGACCACAGGCGAATATACCAATCAATTGGGGGCAGGATACACAGTCGAAAAAGTGATGCCGTCGCCTTTCAGATTAGAAGTCACTGCTGATATTTTCTCATCAAACACAGATCAAAAATTACAGATACTGGAGCAAATTCTTTATCTATTCAACCCAGATTTTGAGATACAGAAATCAGACAACTACATTGATTGGACCTCGTTGAGTTATGTGGAATTGACTGGAATCACTTTCAGTTCGAGGACCATACCAGTCGGTGCAGACAGTGAGATTGACGTGGCCACAATGACGTTCTCCATGCCAATATGGTTGTCTCCGCCAGTGAAGGTAAAAAAATTAGGGGTTGTACAAAAAATCATAATGAGCATCTATGACGATGATGGTGGAATTGCAAAAGGGTTGATAGACGGAGAATTAGCATCAAGGAGTTTCATAACGCCAAACAACTTTGGTTTGTTGGTCACAGGAAATCAACTACGTTTGTTGGGTACCACAGGGGTCAATGTCAAATCGGGCGGAGATGGCTTCCATACTGGTGCAAGAGATCCTGGGTTGGCGGATCCCTTTGAAACATTTGGTCCAGCAGTCAATTGGAAAATTTTATTAGACCAATATGGTAAGGTAACGAACGGTACATCACAGATCAGACTCACACAACCAAACGGCAATCAAGTGGTTGGTACCATCGCCACAACCACGCTAGATGACACAATCTTGATGTACACTATCGATGGCGACACTGTGCCTGCAAACACTTTGACTGCCGTGAAGAAGATCATAAATCCAGCAACGTTCGATCCGGGCACACCCTCGAACGGTGACAGATATCTTGTAATAAACGACGTGGGTGATTCAACAGCAAGTTTCCAAAGTTCTACTTGGGGAACATTGGTTGCTACAGTGGGAGATATTATAGAATACAACAGCACCACCAGTAAATGGAACATTGCCTTTGATGCTTCAAATCCTGATTCGACACAACACTATGTTACCAACCTTAACACCGGTATCCAGTATAGGTTCAACGGTACTGAATGGGTTAAATCCTACGAAGGTGTATACACCGCTGGTAATTGGAGCATAGTGTTAGATGGTGGTTACAGTCAGACACCTGATGCTGACGCCAATGATGCTACTACTCCTTGATAAATTAAAGTGTATTTGTTATAATAAGCTATGAAAGAAAACATAGTCTGTTCTGGCGCACTGTTCTATTCCACGAGCACAAAACGTTTCCTGTTCCTACAGAGGACTGATCGGAAGACACAAGGGCTTTGGGGATTGGTTGGTGGTAAGAGCAAATTCACGGAAAGTGCATTTGAGGGTCTTAAACGTGAGATCGAAGAAGAAGTTGGAGACACTCCCAAGTTCAAAAAGGTGATTCCGTTGGAGATGTTCACGTCAAACGATCAGAAGTTCTTCTTCCACACGTATCTGATAGCGATTGAATCAGAATTCATACCAAAATTGAATGGGGAACATTCCGGCTATTGTTGGACTGCATTTGAATGCTGGCCCAAGAACTTGCACATGGGTTTGAAAAATACTCTCAACAACAAATCTATCAAAGGCAAGTTGCAAACTATATTAGATCTTATTGTTTAATAGGCCAAAAAAAAAGGCGATCCGAAGACCGCCTTTTGTTCTACTAAAAAGTATTAATATTTATTAGTTGTTTGTCCTTACTGCACAGTTTACCAATTTGATTCCTGCGTCAGTTGAACTTTCTAATGCTCTACCAATAACATTGAACGGAGAGATCGACTCACCCTGCGCCACTGTTCTAGCACAACCTTTTGTCGATGAACTGACAAGTCTCTGACCTTTTGTCACAGCACCTATGACCCTAACTGGTGTCCTACCTGTCATGGCAACAAACGGGTGTGTGGTGTTGTCACCTGCACCTGCGTTCATCATGTATGCTGGCTTGTCTGAGATTACACCAAACACATCCTCAGACATTTCTGAGTTGATTTCCGTGATCTCTGCTGAACCGCCAACCATTACCACTGAACCTGCTTCCATAGGAGCGTCTGCTTCGAAACGCTCGGCAACGTCCGCGTACTGCGCCGATGATGCCGTGGATGCAATCACATTGGTTGATGGATTGTATTTCAGGCCAGTGTCTGTTTCAATGCCCTGTGTTCCAGTTGCTCCATCTACTAAACAAATAAAGATGTCTTCATTGGCTGTGTTGTTCGCACTAACGGTCACCCCCGTGGCAACATCTGCTGTACCTGTCAAGTCACCTACAAATCCTGTAGCAGTTATCTTACCTGTGCTTGGGTTGTATGTGCATGTACCATCTGACTCCAATCCAAGATTACCACCATCAACGTCACCGCCGGCAGTGAAGACCATTGCATTGTCTTCATCAGTACTTTCGTTGTCTGTTATTGTAACTGTTGTTGCCACTGTGGCAACACTTGCTGTACCTGTTACGTTACCTTCGATGTTGGCCACGATCGTGGCAGCCGATGAGTCAGTTATCGCTGTGGCATCTGATCCAGATGTTGTCAGCACTGCTTTGAACTTGTCATCACCTTCGTTCCAGTAGAAGGCCGCGTTGTTTCCAGCACTGCCACGTTCTACCATTAGACCTGCGTCTAGGTCAGATCCACCTGAGTTGTTTTTAGAAACAATTATAAGGTTATCTTCTATGGAAAGGTTGTTTACATCTAGGTAAGTGGCACTTCCTGACACTGTCAAGTCACCAGTCACCGTTACGCTTCCTGAGAATGTTGCTAATGTGTCAGTTACTGTAAGTTCAGTGTTACCGTCACAGGTCACAGTGAAAGTACCATCTGAACCTGAGTCAGACACTGCCGCCGTGGTGTTGTTCGCTGTCAGTGTGGTCGTTGAGATGTTTCCAACCTCTGTGTCCACGTAGGCCTTGATCGACTGCTGTGTTGCCAGTTTTGTTGCCGAGTTAGAAGACATGGTGTCCTCGTCTGCCACCGTACCTGAGGCGAAATCAGCAAAGTCGATGTTTGAGATCGAGTTACCAGTACCATTTGCATCAAAAGTTTTATTTGTGAACGTGTCAGTTGTTGCTTTACCTACAAGTGTGTCAGTTGCCGCTGGTAATGTAACTGTTACATCGGCAGTACTTGCTGGTCCAATTAGTGTTGCTCCGTTGGTTCCGTTGTCAGTTCCTTCTAAGAATTTAATCTGACCTGCCGCACTGGTGCTGCCTGCACCAATTACTAAACTGTGTCCTGTTGCAGTTGTTGTAGTTGCCGCTACAGTTGTTATTCTGTCTGTTCCATCCACTTCGATTGTAACGTTTCCTGTACCACTGTCAGCGACTGTTACATTACTGTTACCTTGTGAGATTGCTGTTGTTGAAACTGCCGCGATTGAATCGTCTACGTATTTCTTGTTTGCGAATTGGCCGTCAGCACTTGGTGCCGCCGTCGCTCCGCCTGTAATTGTGTTGGCCGTGGCTGATATTACGATATCACCTACTTCCAAACCGTTGTTAACTCTAAAGTTTCTTGTTGTCATGGTTCCATATCTCCCGCATGATTATTATTAATATGTAGTATTTATTAGCTCGCGTGCAGTTTTATCATGTATGCACTCACAGTGGTACTCGCACCACTAGTGGAGGATATTTTGATGTCACCTGTAAATTCGGTATCGTCTTTTATTTCAGATGTGACCGCGATTTGATTCGTCCCTTTGGTGCTTACGAATCCTGCGTTAGCATGAGTAATATTATCCGATCCAAATGCAACCAGTATTTCATTGATAGCGTAGTGTCCTTCAGTGGCATTCTTGCTGACCAAGAAGTAAACCGCGCCATTGGTTGTCTTCTGTGCAAATGTATCAAATGATGTTGCACTTGACGAAATAGTCACTGGTGCTATTGCCTCCGAGTTGGCATAAGTGCCAGCGTTCGCCGTCATTGTGTCTTTTAACATTATTGCATGTACTGTGATCCTTAGGTTAGGTTCTAGGCCAGCACCTGATATCACCACGTTGTCACCACTGATGGCCGCAGTGAATGTGGCCAGAGTATTATTACCGCTGTTGACTACGTTGTACGTTGTTATAAATGCGTTTGTACCGTCATGTACCACCAATCCTTCCATGTTTGTAACTTCAGTTTTTGAATTGTTGTTCACTGATATAAACAGTTTTGCACCTCTGAAATCTGCATGGGCAAAACTTGTTATAGCCTCTGAGGCCGAATCAACATCAGTATTCTGTGTGACTATGATATTGCCTGAAGTCGCCGCTGTGCTGTTATCACCTAAACCAATTTTGTAATATGACACATTGCCGCCAACTGCATTCGTGCTTGCCGCTTTAAGTCTGACAACATTGTTGGAAGTGTCTGTGGTAAAAGTTGTCATAGCACCTGTGCCACTGGCTACCCCAGTTGTGTTAATAAATGGTGCTGTATCATTGTGTACTAAAGAAACCTTTTGTAGATTCACTGTATCTAAATGGTGATCATTTGTGCAGACATAGTAGAGTACACTGTCCTGGAATGTCTCACCAAACGAATCAATTGCCCGTGCAGTGGTTGTGATACGCTTGTTTGCCAAAGCACTTGCATTAGTGTCGTCACTGGCATCAGGATCACCTACAGTACCAAAAGAGAGCGTTCCTGATCCGTCAGTGACTAGTGACTGACCGTCTGTGCCGTCCGCTGTTGGCAAGTTGAATGTGGTACCACCTGATTTGACTATTAGTTTTGAACCATCCGATTTTATAGACTCATTGGTGTCTACAAACTGAATTTCTTTGTTTGTTCCTAAAATTATAACATCATTAAATGTTGCGGCGCCGGCCTCACTCATGTCAAGCGTTAATGCAGTGATAGTGGCTCCACCATCATTGCCTTTGAATAACATGTCTTTGTTGCTTGTTGCAGACTTGATAACAAGATCTGAGGACACCCTGCTGAACCTTCCAAATTCTACACCGGCATCTTTCAATATGACATCGGCGTTGTCGGCGTCTAATATTATGTCACCGCCTGCGTCTACTTCTACGTCTCCTGTTCCACTCGATGCCAGTTGTAACACACTGTTTGATGCGTTTGCGGATACCTTGTTGTCTGATATCGTCACACCGTCTAGAGTGGAGGCACCTGTCACACCTAAAGTGGTTGATATTGTGGCAGCACCAGTGACCGCAAAGGTAGACCCATCGAAAGTCAAGTTTGCCTCTCCCTGTAGAGCGTGTGCTCCAGTTACTGTTGCAATAGTGTTGTCTGTTGAACCTGATAATGTTGCCTTTGTGTTAGCATAGGCCTTGATTGACTGTTGGGTTGCAAGTTTAACGTTGCTGTCAGATGACATGTCATCTTCATCAAGAATGCCTGTAACAGTTGCACCGTCTCCGGCCACACTCAAATTTTCTAATACCACAGTTCCTGAACCGTTGGCGTTGATTTCTAAGTTGGCATTCGAACTATTCGAAGTAATCACGTTGTCAGTTATTGTGACTCCGTCTACTTCCAATGATGCAATCTTCAAGCTTCCTGCGGCTATAGTGATTCCACCTGACTTGTCGCCAGCACTTGCACTTGTTGTTCCAAGCACAAATGTGTCTGCTGATTCATCCCAGATTATGGCCGCGTTGTTACCTGTTGTCCCTCTTTCGATTATGATACCTGCGTCATTCAACGACTGAGATATACCTGTGTTTAATTCAAGAATGTTGTCAGCAATAGTAGTGTTTGTTGTGCTTACTGTTGTTGTGTCACCTGACACAGTTAGGTCTCCTGATATTGTTACTGCGCCTGTCACTGCCAATGTGGTACCATCAAAAGTCAGGTTTGATTCTCCCTGTATGGCGTGTGCGCCAGTTACTGTTGTAATTTGATTATCAGTTGATCCTGTAAGTTCTGTTTTGGTATCTGCGAGTGCTTTGATAGCCTTTGCTGATGCTAGGGTGTCATCTGAGCCAGACACACTTGAAAGATCAGTGTCAAGCACACCTGACTTCAGGTCAGCAACGTCAATATTTGAAATACTATTTCCTGTGCCCTCTACGTCAAATGTTTTGTTGGTCAGTGTCAATGTGTCTGACGCTATGTTGGCATCTTGCGTGTCCACATATGCCTTGATTGACTGTTGTGTGGCCAATGCGTTTGCACTGTCTGATCCCATGGCATCTTCGTCAAGTATCGATGTGATCGACTGTCCATTGCTTATTGTAAATCCTGCACCAACGTCTAACGCACCGTCGACGTTTAGTGCGTCATCGATCCTTACTGCGGATGAGTCAGATGAACTTATAGAATTTGTAACCAACGCTGTTGACGTAACAGATGTCAGTCCTGTCAGCGATGTGTCTAGTGTGATAGTGATTGTGTTGCTAGAACCACTTGTTGTTATATTTGCTCCTCCTGAAACTTGTAAAGTTTCACTGTCGAGATCTATGTTTAGTGCAGTAGAATCATCTGTGGCAAAGTCCAAATCCTGTGCTGTAACCTGTGAATCAACGTATGTCTTGATTGCTTTTGCTGAAGCCAAGGTATCGTCTGATCCAGAAACACTTGTTAGGTCAGTGTCAAGAACTCCTGACTTCAGGTCAGCAACATCAATATTAGATATAGAATTACCTGTGCCTTCTACGTCAAATGTTTTGTTTGTGAATGTATCTGTGGTTGCTTTACCTACCAATGTATCAGTTGCCGCTGGTAATGTAACTGTGACATCAGCAGTGCTAGCCGGTCCTAGTAGCGTAACTCCGTTTGTACCATTATCTGTACCTTCTAAAAATTTTATCGAACCACCTGCACTGTTGCTTCCTGCACCAATCACTAAACTGTGTCCTGTTGCTGTTGTGGTTGTAGCCGCTACAGTTGTCAATCTGTCTGTGCCATCCACTTCAATTGTTACGTTTCCTGTGCCCGAGTCAACTACAGTAACGTTGCTATCACCCGTAGATATAGATGTTGTGCTTACTGCTGATATTTCACTGTCAACATATGCCTTTATAGATTGTTGAGTTGCTAACGCAGTGGCACTGTTAGTTGAAAGATTGTCTTCGTCAAGTATGGTTGTTACTGTTGAACCACCGGTACCAACCTTTAAATTTTCTAATATTACAGTGCCTGTTCCGCTGGCGTTGATCTTGAAGTCATCATTGGATCTGTTTGTAGATATTGCGTTATCACTTATTGTGATGTCATTAAGTATGATTCCACCTGTACCTGATGTTGTTAACGTTAAATCTGCGTTTGTGGGTGCTACTAGGTTAGTGATCGATATATCACCCTCAGCCGCAAACTCTAATCCGTTTGCCGCCGCGTTTACCTTTAATACCTGACCTGCTGTACCAATTGATGAAAGACCTGTACCACCATGACTAGTGCTTATTGTTTCGCCCGATTGGAATTCTGCCAATCCAGTGGCCACATTTGATGAGTTAAAGACTACCCGTGTCGGTGTTT